TGAGTTAGCAAAATCATTCATTACTGTTTTCTCCTTGTTTAGTTTAGCGGCAACACTTTCAGCCCAAGACTTTCCAGCATCTCCGCCCCACGCATCCCAAGCCACACGACCTGGAGATGGATAACCTTTTTCCCCTTGACTAAATCCCTCTGCTTTTTTATCAACTTCGTGGCGAGCGAAGAAACTCACCATACGCATAATAGTATCGCGTGATAATCCTTCTCGTCTTGAAAGTTGTCCTGCTCTAGCTCTGCCTGTACTTGTAAAGCCATCACCTGCGTGTCCGTCAGCAATCCAACCGAGAGCGCGTTTAGCGGCTTCGGCTACACCTGCTGGTGGTACGAAAGTGTCTGGCATCTTCTATGCTGAGTAAATAACCGATACTGCGCCTGTGCTAGTTCCCGCGGCTGAAACTGCGTAAATAGTTTCATTGCCGTGCATCCAGATTTGGACACTAGCGTTAGCCGCAAGGTTTTGTCCGCCATTTAGACCGACTGTATTTGTTACCGCATTATCGCCTAAGAAAATAGCGGCTGAATCTCGATTGTTAATTTGAACTGCTACATAACCCACGCCATTCGGCAAGGTAACCAAAGGTGTTGGAGTAGTTCCTACTGTGATATTTGAGTGGTTAAGAGCCATTGGATTCCTTCTCTCGGATTATCGTGTAATTGTAATGCTTTTAATCTTCTGTTGCTTGATCGTCTGAACTGCTAGATGGTTCAGGTGGTACACCCATCGTAGAGCATCGGCAGTTTGGATGAACGGGCAAATCATCGGCACTTAATCCGTTGCTGAACTCGCCATCGACATCGGTAATCTCACCATCGATATCGCACTCTTCATCTTCAGGATCAGAAGCAACCCATTGGATTTGTTCGACACCTAAAGCGGCATAAGAATCTACAGCGGCGGCGTTAGCGGCTCTCGACCCTTCAGTTAGCGCAATCATTAGCGAGCGTTCTGGAGAACCAACAACATCTTTTAGCATTGTTGAAAGAGTTGTTGGGCTTGCGCCGATAGAGAAACCTTCGGCAAGACGGCTCCCGATTTGATCGTAAGTTGTCGCGTTAAGAGTTTGTGTAGTGAGCGTAACTTGACCGAGCAGTTTTTCTAATCCGCCCGGTGGCTTCAATAGAGCCTCTGCCGCAAAGTTGCCCGGTTCCCATTTATCCCATTGAACAGCGTTCTCGAGAACTGAGCTTGCCCACGATACAGAATCCCAGTTGTGAGTTGGTTTCTTCTCTGCTTTCTTTGATCTTAGCGCGGCACCATAAGCATCGTAAGTCGAAGCAACACCCGTGACATACATATCAGCGTAATGTTGGCGAAGCGCAGATTTGAGGGCATCGTTATCAAGAGTCACATTATGCATCGCCCACGCTCTAGCCCTAGCACGATCCTGAGAGATAAACTCGCTAGTCGTTGGATGAGTATGCAGATAATCAATGACGATTTTTTTAGTGTCAAGGCTTTGTTGCAGGGCGGCTCGAATCTTTATTGCCGCCCCTTGAGCAATACGCCCATCGACTTGATGAACTCCAAGCATTAGGCGATGTATGCCTTTGCCAGCGATC